AAGAGTATGATTCTAGTCCATTAGCTAACTTTTTTGCCACTGTATTTAATGATGATAATTCTAATAATGATGATAATGCTGATAATGCTATTTATCCTGAGGCACCAGATGGTTGGAATGGTCCACATAAAGGACAGTTTTTAACAAACTTAGTAAAAGATAGTAATGGTAAAACAATGAAAGACATATCCAATTTTGAAGAAGCTATCAAAAAGGCGGATAAATATGACGATTGTACTGGAATCTCAAAAACAAAAAAAGGCTATAGTCTTAGAAAGAGTCGTTCAATGAAAAAAGAAGGAAAAAATGGTAATTTCAATCAAGCTAGTTGGACTAAAAAGGCTAACAGAAAACCTCCAACAAAAGAGTATGATTCTAGTCCATTAGCTAACTTTTTTGCCACTGTATTTAATGATGATAATTCTAATAATGATGATAATGCTGATAATGCTATTTATCCTGAGGCACCAGATGGTTGGAATGGTCCACACATTTGGAAAAATCTGAAAGGTTTAGTTCGCGATAATTCTAATAAACCATTATCATTCGATACATTTGAAGAGGCTATAGAAACTGCAAATAAAAATAGTGATTGTAGCGGAATCACGCAGTCAGACAAAGTGTACCGTCTTTTTAAAGGGACTGAATTAGTAACAACAAAGTACAAGCCCAAAAATACAAAATCATCGATTGCGAGTTGGGTTAAAGAATCAAAATACATATCAAAGAAACCCAAAAAAAAAAGACTAGCAAAGTCTTTATTATTAAATTATAGTAAACGGAAAAATGGTAATAATTCTGGAAATATGAGTAAAAAGGCAAAATCAAATAGTATTGTTCAACATAATTGGGTAAATGATGCGTTTAAAGATACTAATTTCAGAATAATTGAAACACGTTCAAATGGTGATTGTTTTTTTGATAGTGTTCGTTTAGGATTGCCATCTAGTCATAAAAAAACTGTTAAACAACTAAGACAGTTGTTAATACCATATTTAACATATGATATATTTGAAAGAGATTTAGGATTATACACAGCAGCAAAAGATGGAAAACGTAAGAGTATTATAGAAAAAGCTAAAGTAATGAAAAGTAATTCATCTAAAAAAAGAGACCAATTAAATAAATTGGAGTTTGATTTAACTGGGGCAAATGAAACAATTGAGGAGTGGGCATTTTTTGATAGATTTAAAATAGATTCATTAGATAAATATAAAGATTTTTTGTTAAATAATTATTATTGGGCTAATTCATGGTCTTTATCTATTATAGAAAAAGAATTAAATATTAAGTTAATTATTCTTAGTGAACGTTCTTATTTACAAAATGATGAATATAATATTTTACAATGTGGTGATTTTGAGGCGAATAATGATTCTATACCATATTGTAAAATATGTGGTATGACACAACGTGAACGTGAATTTTTAGATACAGATGGATCAGATGAACTAAAAAAGGAAATATACAAAAATGCTGTAAGTAACCATGGTATAGAAGTAACTGAAGATGATACGTTATCTACATTAAAAGTAAAATATTCAGATTTACCAGATGACCATAAATTTGAAGATAAAGAAGATATAGTTGAGGAATATATTCCAAATGGATATATTATTGTTACTTATTCTGGAAACCATTATCGGTTAGTTTCATATAATAACAATCGTTTCTTTAAAACATTAGATGAATTACCAAGTCAATTGGTTCAACAAATAAAACGTAAATGTAATAATGTTGGATTATATAAAAGAATTAAAGATGTTGGATTATAGTTCATCCATTCATTATAAAATTGAGTTCATTTTGTTATTTATAATAAATAAAGAAATTATGAGATATAGTTGTGAATACTGTAATATTAAAAATATGGTATGGTTTGATTTTAACCGTCATTTACAAACACAAAAACATACCATTAATCATCGAAAATTTACAATGGAAGATATAAAACAACTTGAAAAAAATAGAAAAAATAACTTTAACTCTAACACTTCTAAATAAAGTCAACACGTTTAATATTCATAGCGATTGCTCCACAACCAACATCTTTGCCGATTTGATGTGCTAAACTTCGAATATATGTACCACTGCTTACTGTTGCCCTATATTTTTTTATTAATGGTTTATATGGTCCAAATTGAGATAAATGTTGTGATCTTCGAAGATTCAATGTTTCAAATGTGTTTTTCCATGAATCTACAATGTCATTAAATCTAAATTTTGGTTTATTTTCTTCGGATAAAGTGCTAATAGAATGTATAATATCTGTGTATAGATCATTATAATTATCAAATGTATGTGTATTTTCTATAGTTTCAAGAGAATAAATTTCAACTAATTTAGATGGTATAGTAATAGTATCTATTTTACCTAATTTAGACCATTCCCATAATGGTTTTTTATTTACGAAGATTGATGAATATGGTGGGTATGTTTGTTCAAATTTTTTGATATATGTATTTAAATCAAGTGTTTCGATAGAATATAATGATTGGACATTAAATATATTAACAAACTCATTTACTAATCCTAATATATCATATGTATCAGTTTTAAATCCATATACTATTTCAAATTCATATATTTTATCTAATCCAATATAGTGAGATTGTAATTTACATTCGTCATTTACAAGTAACATCATTTTACCAAATGCCATTGGATCTAACCGGCCAGCAAAACTAACTTTTTTAGCATCTGGATGTGTTTTTTTATAATCATTAATAAGTTCATTTGGGGTTTGACCAATTGATTTTGATATAAAAATAGGCATAATTCAAGTTTATTAATCAATTATTGTATTGTAAAAAATCAATTTTACAATATAGATTCAAGAATATCTATATACAAATCTTTTAAAACTACTTTTTTATTATTTTCTAAATCTTCATAAAATGTGTCATTACTTTCATCTAGCATAATTAATATATCATTTGTTAATACAGTTTTTTCATCGCGAATATCTATATTGTTTTCTAATAAAGGTATAATATCATCTATATGTTTAATCAAAATATGTTTTTCTATAACAGTGCTTTCATCAAATTCAACATTTTCATTATATTCAACTTCATCTAATATTAAATTATCGTTATCATCAAAAGATATTCTAAATTCATAATCATAAGCATTATTTGTATAATATGGATATGAATATAATATATTCATATAATCTTCATCTATACTATCATCTAATTGAATATCATTAATATCAAAATCATTAATATCAAACTCATCTAAATCTAATGATTCTATTTCTAAAGTCATTTATATTTAAAAGTTTTTTTTTTTGAAAATACTAAACGATTATTATATAATTATATAATAATGATTAACATTATTAAAATAAGTGTAGTATTAATTATAATTTTTTTGTTATTAAACAAAATTATAATGGTTATAATGAAGTATAGGGAATCATACAAAACAATACACACATTCAATTGTGTTACAGTTAATACAAATGAATCGCGTAAAAAAGGTTTAATGTACAGAAAAAAACCATTACATAAAAAAGAAGGAATGTTATTTGATTTCAAAAAACCAACAAAAATTTCATTATGGATGAAAAATACATATATACCATTAGATGCTATATTTATGGATGATAATGGAAAGGTATTAGATTTAAAACATGATTTGAAACCTAAATCTAAAAAAAGCATAGTATCAACTAAAAAAAGTAAATATGTATTAGAAGTAAATACTAATACAATAAAAAATAATAACATTCAATTAGGTGATTATATTAATGTAAATAAAATATCTAAATTAAAATAATAAATTCGGTAAGGGTGTATCAACTGTATGATAATAAGGTAATAAAACTTCAATAGTATTATCAGAATTTGATTTATCTATTTTATCAACTTCCCAACCAACTTGATTATGGCTTGGCCAATATTCACTATCAACAGGTGCATAATTTGAAAAAAATGGTTTATTCGCTTTGGGGGCCGAAGAATGTGTTGAGCGTGTTGTTGGATGCGATGATTGATGAACTGGATCTGTTTGATCATTATTTGATGGAATTGTTGAAGCATATTGTATTTGTAAAGATGGGTTTGGTATGTCTAAACACTTTTTTCCTAATATACATTTTTTTGTACATATTAAACCTTTATTCAAACAACCATAATTACATTTTTTTGAATTATTTGGATTACAATGTTTTAAACATTGTGTTCCTTTAATTGTACAATCAAATAAACATTCTTTTTCTCTTTTAGAAGCTTTAGATATTCCTAAAAAGTCCCATAAATTTCGTATTGTTGATGTATTGCTATCGCCGCCAGTATTGTTAGAATTAGCAGTATTGTTAGAATTAGCAGTATTATTAGTATTGGCAGTATTGTTAGTATTGACAGTATTATTAGTATTGGCAGTACTTTCGCAATATGGTAAATCATAACTTGTTATATCAATATTAGAAGATGAATAAACACTATTAATATCACTTTCGTTGGATTGAAATCCTTCATAGTAAGTCATATACTTATTGTTTAGATAATTCTTTTGTGTTATATATATTTTTTAATCTGTTTATTATTTGTTTGTAAGATAATTTAGTATAACTTGATATATAATCTATTATTTCACCATGATTATTTAATGGAATAATATCTTGTTTAAATAATGTCATATCTACATAACTTAAATCATAATTCATAAATATATATTTAGATTTATTGAATTCAGTAATATAATTATCTTTATTAAACTCATTCATATAATTAGGTTTATTTATTTGAATACTATCAATAATTTTATCTATAGTAAATCCTTGTTTTATAAATTTATATGATTTTTTTGGACCTAAACCAGAAATACGTTTTAAATAGTCACATCCAAATAAAATACATAATTCAACAAATTGTTCTTGGGTAATATTCAATGTTTTAAATATAGATTCCAAATCATACAAAGTAGCTTTATTATTATAAATGTTGAAATCACGCAATAAATATTTACTTCCACTGGTTAATAAATCCATATCTTCTGATATAACAAAATCTACAATATTATCGCTACATAATTTACTACATAATAGATCAGCTTCTCCTTTTGCTCTAATATATTTAACATTCAATAAATCAAATAATTTTTTAACTTCAATAATATCATCTTTGGATACACTTATAATTTTATTATTTAAATCATCAATTTTTTTTTGTATACTATTTTTTTCATGTAAATCTTTAGTTTTATTCATTTCAATGCGCATTTCGTCCAATTTAATAAATTTTTCTTCTTTTTTTGACTTTCTAATCAACATAACATTATCTTTTTCTGGACCAGGTGGACCATCAAATATATATATTGGTGTAATATTATTACACCGTAATCTATTTATTTGTTCAAAAAATTTAGGTATTAAATTATTTCCTTTGTATTTAAACCTATACAAAAATATACTCACATCAATAGCTGCTTTTTTCCCATTAAATTCATTTAAATAAATTTGGGTAATAGTTTCAGGACAATGATCCTTTAAAAATGATGTAAGATTTTTAATTCCCATTATTAAATAAAATAATAATTTAATTTTAAATCAATTTTATTTATAACATGTCATTCTTAAAGTATAATACAGATTTGATTTATCTTTCATATTTTTAATATAATTCATGAAATCATTTATAGTATTAATATATTCTAAACTAAATTGATTTAAAATAAAATCAATAAAATTATATTGGTGTATTGTATTATTTAAATACCCATCTAAAAATGAATCTAAATTATATAATAAGGCTGTTTTTAAAATAAAATATGAAAATATACTAGTGTTTTGTTTAAATTTATTTTTACCATCATATTTATTATAAAAAAAATCATAAGATGTATCAAAATTAGCTAAATTAAGTATTTTAGCAACTTGATAACAACTATATGTTAATTCGTAATCTAATATTTGTTTTGTACAAGAAATATTAGGTGTATTAATTATAGTATTTATCATTATTGCTAATATTTCAGTATATGCTTCATTAATTCTTATAAATTTAGTGTTTGGATTTATATTGAAATGCGAAGATATATTTGGAAATTTGACATCATCTAAATCTAATTCTAAATAATGGATTAATTCATGAACTAATACTTTGTTTAATTCTTCTGTTCTATACACACATAATATTTTTTTAGAAATAGAAAATCCAGAATTTATTTCTCTTGGACCTAAAATATTGTCATTATGTTTGATATAATTATTAATATTTTTTTTGTGTGGTATCATGTATAAATCTATATTTATATTTATCAAATCATCAATTGATTTATATAATCCAAGTAATATTATTCTAGTAATAATATCATTAAATTCTTTATCAGTTACTCTTTTACCATAAATATTTAAATTTATATTAATATTTTTATATTTAATACTATATTCATATTTGTATTGTATGTTATGTAATATATAGTCTATTATATTACATTCTACAAATGTATTTATTATATATTTATTTATATGTCTGCCTAAAATATATTCAGGTATTTGATTGTTTTGATATAATTCATTAATATCATCTATTAAAGTTCCACTTAATCCATTATTAATATAGTTTTTAAAATCATTATATTTATTTTTGGTTATAATATTTATTAAATTGGAACATGTTATTTGTAACAATTCATGTTTATGTAAATACAATACTATGTCAAATATATTCATTTTACTAATACTCAATTTTATTATTGTTTCTTTAGTATTAGCTTTGGATAAATCAATTAATCTATATTTAGACATGATAATTGTTCTAAAATAATCAATTGTGTTACTTCGGAATGTTAATTTAATTGGATCTAATTCATTTTTGTATAATATAGAGTTCATTATAATATAGTTTACTTTTTTATTCTAAGTTTAATGTGTAAAATTCTTTCTAATTTATTTAATATTTTATTATCTGGAATAGCTTTACAACATTCGTAATCATTAATTAATTTCACTGGCTCATTAATATTACGTGCTAAATCTGTTTGTTTCCATTTTTTTGCGGTTCTAGCATCGATAATTAATCTTGCTTGTGTTTTTGAAATAGTACAATGTTTATCAGCATCATTATTTTCATCTAATTTTTTTTTTTTATTCATTGAATCAGAATTTGTCATTTTTTTTTTACTTTCGCAATTTCCATTTCTTATTGCCCGTTTTTTATCTTCTTTTTTTTTATGATTATTTCTTAATACAGTACATGTATCCCACAATGGAGATTGGCTATTAATATATTCGCTCATTTAAATTATAATAAATATATAATTCTTAAATGATTTAAAATTAAATAACATTATTATTTTAATATGCTTTCACTAACCATATCAGATCTTGATACAATCAATGAAATTAATGATTATATAAATTCATTAAAAATAAATGAAACTGTTACAACTAAAATGTTAATTAGAACATTTAATATATCACCAAAAACATCTCATAATATTTTAAGAAATCGTAAAGATACAATGTTGTGTAATCCATATGAATTTGGATCATACAAATTTATTAATTATAATTTGTATAAAAAAATAGATAATTCAACTATAGAATCGTTGGTAAAATTATTAAGAAACAAAAATCAATCAAGTATAAAACAAACATTAATGAATAAATATAGAATAAATTATTTAAATTAAATTATTTAAATTAAATGTAATTTGTTACAAAGGTAAGTAAATATAAAATAGCTTTTTAAGATAGGTCTATTTTATTTCTTCTAATTACTATATTAATATTTTCAGTAATTAGATTCATACTATTTACTTTGTATTACCTATCTTTAACAACCGATTTAATAACCTCATTTACGTGCTCATTTTTTATTTTTTTGATTTGTTTTCTTTTTATAATTACGTTTTGAACGCATATTTTTCCCATTTTGTATTGATGTATCCATATGTCTTTCAAACATGGAATTGTAAGTACCACCTTTCAATGGTTTATAATATTCATTAGACATAACAGTTTTTTTTTTTTTACCATAGTATTCTCGTGTCATAACTGTTCTTTTTTTAGGTTTGTAATAATCAGATAGATATTTAGCATTTTTAGTTTTTGAACGATTTCTTTTTGGCATTATATTATTAATT